AGGTCTTCGGCAGATAAACCGGTATCATTGACCAGACCTTCCACCAAAGAAACAAACCGGTCAATGTTCTCACACTTCGTCCGTGCCTTGCTGGCCTCCCGTGCATACTTCTGATTGATGTAATCCTTGTACCGAAAGAGGTTAATGATTTCCTCTAAAGCGGCCATTGGAGAAGAAAGGCGGCTCTTCACTTCCCCCATTGCCCGAGAGAACAAGTCAAGTTTATCATTGGTACCGCACGCCGCCAGCAGGTCGCCGCCGTGGTCGGCCTCCGCCCGGACTCGTATCTTTTCGATGGCTACATCCCCGACTCCCCGCTTGGGAGTGCTGATTGCCCGACTAAAAGCGGGGTAATCTTTGGGGTTGACCGCCAGACGGAAATAAGAAAGCAGGTCTTTGATTTCCTCGGTTTGAAGTAATCCCCTGCCGCCCCGGACGATATAAGGGATACGCAGGCGAACGAGCGCACCTTCTAGGTCCCGGACCTGGATGGCGCTACGCACGAGGATGGCATTATCCTTGTAGTCAATGTGCTTTCCCTTAACGCCATTGTCGTGTTGTATCTCCCGAGCGATGATGTTGGCGATTTCTCCCGGCGTGCTAGAACGAATGAGCCGGGCGGTGCCGGTCTCTACTTCCTTGTCCCCCTCCATTCCCCGGAACACTTGCATCTTGAGGGGAATGACCTCGGTCATCGTGGCATTGATGCGGTTGGATAACCGGATGATGGCGGGAAGGCTCCGGTGGTTGCGAGAGATACGATACAGGTCCGGTACATGCCCACGCCAGCCCTCACTAAACTCCTTGAGCAACCGTGGCTCTGCCCCCTGAAAGGCGTAGATAGAATTCCCAACCGGTACTTCATCAGCTACATATCTATGGTCTATCTCTACGTCAAGGGAGTACACTAACCCGGAGTAATTCTCGGAGATGACTGAAGTTATCGGAGAACTACCCCTGTCTTCCAGATGAGGCAATTCCATAACTTCAGGAATAAGGTTGGCTGCGACTATCTTGAAATATGGACTCCGTCCCCAATTCTGCCTGTTCTTTTCAGGCTTACTCCATATGGGGTATTCAAATAGAAGACCTTGGTCCTCCAGACACCTATACCCGCCACTGGGGTCAGACGCAGCAAATATCCGCTTCACCTGTTCGATGCTTTTTTCGGATAGTCCGTAATTTTCAAATTCGGTATGAGGTATGCCGTACCTAAGAGAAAATATCTGTTCTTGGGTCTCTGCTTCAATGTGGTCATCTGTAATTTTTAGCAACCACATCTTGTCGCATTTCTGAACCGCCGCCCTTCGGGCGAACAAGCTGACATTGCCAGACCCTTTGAGCGTAACCCTACCGACCCTAAATCCCCAGTCCTGTCGCCACATAAGATAGACTGCAAAAACTCTTCTCGTGGTCAAGGATGGAGAAAATCTAGCCCAGAACCAGTGATTGGGGGTAACTCTGGTTGTATTTCCCTTATAGGATACAGAAAGCATCCTTCCATTATACATACGGCTAGAAGTCTTTATCTTTCTTCCATCTAAAACCACAAACTGCTTCTTCTGCCCCCTTCTACAAACCCAAAACGGGCTCCAAGACACGACTCTGTTGCCATCACGAAGCTCGCTTATATCCTTTAACGTGACTTTTGCACCTGAAAGTTTGTATGCTCGCTTCTCAAGCACTCTTACCTTTGTTCCCGCAGGCTGACATTGGGCCAAATCTCCGACCATATACAGGTTTTGATTAGAGTCGGGTAGCAAGTTATTGACAAAAACATGCTGGGTCGGGCTGAGGTCTTGACTTTCATCGACCAAAACATGCCAAAACCGAGATTGGAGCTTCAGTTTCCATGCTGACTGCTCTGCTGCTCGTTTATTTACCAGTAACACCATGTCGTCAAAATCCACCATCCGGCACTTTTTCTTCTCTTCCTCGAAGCTGTACCAAATCTTGGTCTCCCAGTCTTCCAGAGCGTGATATCCGGCGTGGTGTTCAAGGGCCTCCTCATGCACTTCATCGGTGTAGTCGGCGGAGAATCCTATCCCCCGTGCCCGATGGTAGCCGAGCTTCTCAAGGAACCGATAGGGATTGTGTTCCTCCCCCGGTTCGGGCTTGCTCCGTTCGATGAGCTTCTTTACCATTTGAGATTGGTCATAGTCGTCCATCGGTGTGACCCTTCCCTCGAATCCGAAACCCTCGGGGTCTTTACGGATGGCATTCAAGGCAAGGCTGTGGATGGTACTGATGTGCGGTCTCTCGGTGGTAAGGTTATCGTCAGAGCCACAAACACGTCTCTCCAGTTCGGATGCCGCCTTCGAGGTAAAGGTTATGGCCGCAATCCGAAAAGGAGGCACCCCTTGAGTCATCAACCATCGCACTCTCTCTGTCAAGGTAGCGGTCTTACCAGAACCGGCACCAGCTATCAAACAAGCGGGACGCCCTATTGGATGAGCCACGGCTCTGATTTGCTCGTCAGTAAGTTGCACGGAACCTCACTTTGTTCGTAAACGTGACCTAAATGACTACCGAAATTATACTTAGGAGGAGCCTATGAGTAAAATGTGCGGCGTCTATTCAATCACTAATACTGAAAATGGAAAAAAGTACATCGGGTCAAGCGTCAACATCTACCATCGGTGGAGACTGCACCGCTGGAGGCTTGATAGGGGGGAACACCATTCCCCTCACCTTCAAAGTAGTTGGAAAAAACGAGGACCGAAAGCATTCAAGTTTGAGGTCCTGCTTGAATGCGACCGAGATTCACTTATAAAATACGAACAGGAATTCATAGACCGTTTTAATACCACCCAAAACGGGTACAACATCTGTCCTGTAGCGGGCAATTGTCTTGGGTTATCCCCATCTCCTGAGACCCGTGCCAAATTAGCAAAAGCTTGGAAAGGAAGGAAACATACCAAGGCCAGCAGGCGGTTGATGTCCTTGGCTACAAGAGGTGTGCCCAAATCTTATGCTCACAAGGCGGCGTTACGGGGACCCCGTGGTAAGCTGGAAAATATCCGTTTATCTAAACTGGGGGATAAGAATCCCAATTTTGGCAAGCCCCGTTCAGAGGAGACAAAACGAAAGATAGCTGAGGCACAAAGAGGTATTCCACGGAAGGGAAATTGTCTTCGATGGAACATCAACCGTGGGAAGTCCTGCACCTGTGGAAAGCATCTTTAGCTAGACATATTACGTTCACCAAAAAATATACCCTTGGGGTTACCGGTTTCTAATCTTGTCATTTCCTCTACGATTTTACTACTTACACTTTCAGATAATTGATTTGTAGATAAAGCATCCCGAAGAGCAAACCACGCTTGTCCTACCGGGGTTTTATCCCACAACCATTGACGATACGCTTCTACAGTTTTATGCCCTTTTCTACAGTTACAGGTTTTACAACAGGCTACCAAATTAGATAGTTGGTTTCCTCCTTCGGGGTTTTGATGGTCTCTAGTATAGTTATGACTCAAACTATTTGGGTCACAGATTAAGACTACGCCACAATACCAGCAACGTTCTTTACTCAATTGTAACGTTTCCAAGGACGAGGGGAACCTCATATTAAATCTTCTTGGAATATCCCTCTGTTTCCGATACTCATCGCAATAAGCGTCGTAGTTGGACATGTGTCCTCCTGCTACTTCACGTTACCCCTTGGTCCACGCCACTCAACATCCGTGTAGGTGGTTGCCTTGACCCTTTCAACCGCCCGGTCAAGGTTCCTTTGTTCTCGTTCCCTATCCTGTACACGCTTGCGCCAACGAAGTAAGTGTTTGATGACGACGATAATGAAACAACCCCCTGTGGTGTAAAGACACAGGGTCGTGATAGAGTTCAGGTCAATCATGCATCTCCTAATGCCACTTGGAATGCCAACGACGTTTGATGGGCGGCTTTTGTCCAAGGTGCTTGCAACGTTCCACACTTTCAAGAAACAGTTGCCACAGTTCCTTTTTCCGGCGCTTCGACAGGAGGTACTTTGCCATTCCCATTCTCCCAAGAGTTATAATACCCACGCATGGGGTGAGGTTGATTGAAAGTGTTGAACATCCACTTGTATGTTTTGTCTTGCAAGCTCTTATGCCACTTGCGGGGACTCTCTGTGGACTCGTCGGTGTTCTCCGCCTCGTGCATGTATTCTTTCAAGGTCCCCGAGAGCCGGGCGAGGGGGAGGAATATCCACCATGGAGTAATGACGAATGCCATCTTGTCGGCGAGAGCTAAAGCCGATACCGGGTGCTCCGTCTGCCGAGCATAATACCTAGAATGGAATAGACAGAACTCATACCATATTGGAGGATAGGTGGTCCAGAAATCGACACCCCCTTTCTTATCAAAGAGCCAGTGAGCCATCTGCGCCCCCAACTCCGGGTGGGTCCTACCCTCCTCCCCATCCATATTAGGCTTACCCCAATAGCCTAAATCATGGATAAAGAAGCACACCCAAAGTTTGAAGCTCTTGGGAAAGCCAAACAACTTCCACCATGCCCTCGCCAAAAACAAAGGGTGAAGTAGAAAGTGATGGTCCCCGAATAGCAGGCTTTTTGTGCCATTTCTCATAAGCTCTTCTACGCCGGAATGACGTACCCATCATTGATTTCCCGTGCTCGGGATAAATCAAGAGGGGCGGTCGGGTTGGGATTCTCCGGGTCGTAATGCCGGGGAGCGAATCCTCCGTTGCGGTCAAAGGACTGTAAAGCCGCAACAAGCAAAGTGGCCGCTTTGAGGACACCCTTACGTTGCTCTTCCGGTGTGGCTTTCATAGCCGCTGCCTCGCCAAGATAGATATTGGCGTAGGCAATCCAGTCATTCAGGGTGTTCTTATCGTCAAAGGCAGTGCCCCACGTATTTTCCTGATACACCCGTTCCTTAATCATGTCGGTGAGAATTCCGGCGAGGGCGGCGGTCTTCCCGTGCTGGCATCAATATGAACTGTCAACTCCATAGACTCCTCCTGCTGGATAATACTACTTTGCAGGGGAATCGAAGGCATCCGGGGCGAGAAATATCCGTTTGCCTATGGCGGTGAAGTAGGAATCAGGGTGGAGCTTTCGGTCCCGAAAGGTCTGCCAAGCGTAGCCGGTGTGACCGTTGATGGTCATTCCACCATAGTAGGCGGTGGTCCACTGGATACCAGCATCGGGGAATTTCATCATGACGTAGTAGATGCCGCTGTTACGAGCCGGTTCCTTGGTAGCACCGCTACTCTCGAAGAACACTTCGGCCTCGGTGTCCTTGCACCACTGCCAATACCGTTTGAACGGGTTCATGATTTTCCCTCTTTCCTGAACGTGAAGGTTGGCTCATAAGTCTCATTGTAGCCGGGTTTGTCGTACTCCACTTGCCAGCCCACCGCCCGGTAAATTTCCTCTACATCCAGCCAGTGGTTATCGTAGATGTTCCTGTCATAGATGCAGGCCCCAGCTTCCTCTGCTTTCTTGAGAATGGGGGTGACAACACTCCGCTGACCAACCACGGAATAAGTTCCGTTCCAGTTTTTGGCGATGAGTTCATTAAACGCCGCAATGACATAATCAGGGGTGATTTCCTGTTTCTTTCCAACAACTTCATGTGGTTTAATGGGCGATAGCATTATTCCTCCAGTATCCTCGGAAATCCCATAATCCTCGGCGCTGCACTTCCCACATGGCCTTGCGGGTAGCTTCTGCTTCGGAGCGCCCCCTTCTCAAAACACGAACGCCGCTATACCCCCCGGAATTACGGAGGTCAGGGTGGGGCATGATGGTGATTTCCGCATCCCAACGCCACGCCCAGTTTTCCCATGGACCCCAATGCCGTATTTCGAGTGCAAGGGTCCGCTCACCATCCCGAAGGTGGACCGTATGGACAGGAGTCCACGCAAATTTCTGTGCTACCTTCGTCTTAGTTCCCATGCTTTCACCATTGGCACGGTGACAGAGCCGCCGCAGGTCGGACACCCTATAGTTGCGTAATCCGGCTCCCGCTGACCATCACCCTCATGAATCTTAACGTCGGAAGGTAGGTAGCTCAAGAGCGACCGGCATTCCGTACATTCGACTTCCTTTGGTTCCGATTTAGGCGGAGCCTTAAGCACCCTGATTGCCATCTCTTTGCTCCTTTATTGCGGCCTCGTACTGCTTGCGGAGAGCGGTGTCGGCCTTCTGCCGGGCCTCCTCCGCCAGAGCTTCCTCATAAAGCGCCTTCGCCTTGGCGATGTGCTCTTCGGACTGCGGCACCCCGGCTGCGTTGACGCTGAGGAACAGCCACAGGATGTCCGCCTTGCCGACCTTGGTGGAATCCAGCATCACGTACTGCACATTGGTATCCTCGAACGCATGAACGTCAGCATTGGAAAGCTGGTAGAAGGTCTTGCCCTTGTAAGGGAAACGCCCCTCGATATACTCCCGGATGGAGACGATACGCTGCTTGCCGTCCACGATTTCCAGTCGGTACTCCGGGTAGGGATATTCCACAAAGACAAACTTGCCGATGTCGGTCCGATTGAAGATGGAGTCAATGAGCCGCTGCTTATCTTCGAGGGTCCACACGTATCCCCGCTGGTACTCCGGGTTGTCGATGTATCCCCGGCGATAGCCGGTCAGTATCATGCCATCCATGCCGGTGGTGACGTATTGGGCGTGGATGCGGGGGCGAGCAAAGTTGGTGTTCTCTTGCAGGCACTTGGGGGTAATCTGGTTCCACCAGACAATACGGGGTTTCCGACCGCAGTCAACCTCGTTCCCATAGACATGTTGAACGTCGTGGTAGGAGATGTGGTAACTCATCCCGTTATCAAAGATTTCCTCTATCCGGGCGTCCTTTAGACCACCGAGAATGACTTCCTCTCCCACCTTGTAGAGATAGGTGGGGTTCGGCGGCACAACCCAATCCTCACCTTGGGAATGCCAGTTGCGCTTTTCCCACGCCAGCCACTCGGCGTAAGTCTCGGGTTGCTTCTCTTTAGGTTGCCGTTTCGCCATTCTTAACCCCCTCATTAAAAGAAACCAGCCTGTATTGTCCATAGCTGGTTCTCTCTAACCAACCCTTCTCTCGCAGAGCCGAAATCACATGGTCGGCAGCCTTTTCCGTTCCTTCGAGAAACTTGATGATTTCAGAACGGCTCGTCCTTTTTCGTCCCTGCTGCTCCAGTGTCAAAACCACTTTAGCTTCCTGACGTGATAACGTTCGAGGAGTATGGCAAAGTTTAATCGGTTTGTTCGCTATCAGAGTTTCTCCCATATTTTTCAAATCATCTGGCGACAACCGATACCACTCATGATGCTCATGCTTCTCTGCGAACAACTCGTGTAACCGTGTCTCTTCCCTTGGGGCATTTTCAACATAGGTACAAGCTGCCAACCTTAAAATCACGGGGGAACCAACCTGTAAGTGTTTCAAACGATTCTCAGATGGGTGATTCCGTGAAAACCCAATCTTAAAAAGACCTAACTCATCATTTCCAATGACATACACAAAACCTTTAAGCCGCATATGACCTCCATTAAATATCAATGGAAGTCTAAATCTTTCAATAGCTTAATCCCAAAATCCCCCCGATACAAAGGGTTTCGTGTAGAGGAATCTCACCCGGACTTGTAGACCAGATGGATACTGACCTCAATGGTCGCTCCCCGGTACTGGACAAAGAGAGAAGTAGGGTCGGGGTTCCGGCGCTGCAACTCGGCGCAATCATCCGTATACTGCACCATCCCAATGTTGCTGTGATGGAGGATGTCTCCCACCTTAAGCTCTTCAACTTTAACGGGTTGTCTCATTTTGCCCTCGAAACAAAAGTTAGCCGGTCAGCGGCAATCCACAGGACTTCGTCCGTGGTCAGGTCCCCATACCAGAAAATCCTTAAACCGTCGCCGTCCGCATTCCAGCCCTTGACCAAACCAATAGTGCCATCAGGACGGGAAACTTTGTCACCCCTGCTGAGCAACTTCATTAGTTCAATGGTCATAGTTCTCTCCCACTCTCAGTATACCACGGGAAAAGGAATTTTGAGGGATTTTTTACTTCTTGAGGCGGCGGAGGATTCCCCACACGGCGAGGGCGATGAAACCTCCGGGGATGATGCAGGCGGCACATACGATGAGGGCTTTTTTCATAAACGTAGAAGAGGGTCGGAGTCGGGGGTTTCAGTCGTTGACCGGCTGCGCCCCCGATGCTCCGCCCTCTTCACTTCGCCGGAAACCGCCGAACCTGCTTTGGTGAAGCCCTTTCGGGCCTCTGCATGTTAGAAGGAAGGGTCAGCATACCCGGCTAATTCAAAAAGCATAACCACAATCAGGACTGGAACAGTACTCACCTTCTTGGCAATACCGTAAAGGTGAACCACACCTTGGGCACTTATCGCTTGTACTCGGCGGCGGCAACGGGATAATTTCCGGTGCATCCAGTGCCGCCAAGAGTTCCTGTGCAGCCGCCCATTTGCTGAGCGGTGAAGGCCCATTACAGGCAACATAGGTGGTTGTCAGGGTCTCACCCCGCAGGAGCCACTCGTTTAATTCCACTGTCTTCCGAGCCGCCTCCTGCTCTTCTTCGAGCCACTTCTCAGCCAATTTGCGAAGCTGTTCCTTGGTAATCACAAGTCTCCACTCCCGGCCAGACGCCCTTTGAACCTTTGCCTTTTTCGGGGCGTCTGCCATGAACTCGGAAGCCAGCTTTTCGGTCTCGTACTGGGTTCCGACCTTGGTGCTGAACACCGTGTCGGCGTCCTTCGGCTTGTCTACAAGCTCGCCCCGAGCCTTGGCGTGCAAGTAGAGCAGGTCGTACACGGTTGCCTTGTTGACCTTCGAGAGCGCCTTGCCGATGAGCGCAATCGTGTCTTCATTGTTACGGACATTGATGCTGGCATAGCGGTTGACCGTAATTGCCATGTCGCACCAGATGACCTTCCGCTCCTCAAGGTCAAGGATGAGCGGGATACCTGCCTTCGCTTCCATAGTCAGGTCGGCCTTGTCTTCCACGGTGCGAGGGTCATACACTTCCCCGGACTGAGCTTCCTCCCGGAGCATCCAACCGGCGCAGCACTCGGGAACAGTGGAGAAAAACTGTCCCGTGAAGCTGTTGACGTTCATGACGATGTACCGGTAGCCGTTCGCCATCGCCCGCTTGATGTCAACGTCAATAAACTCGCTGGCACCATTCGGAGCCGAAGTGATGTCTCCCGAGTGACGGGCAAAGTTCTCCCAGAGGTTGTAGTAAGTGATAGCCCCGAGATTGCGCCAGTCAGACGAGTAACCCACGGCGGACAAGTCAATGTCCACCCGGTTGTTCCAACCATCCTTGTCGGCGTTCATGTCGTGCCAGTGGATGAAGAACCGCACGGTATTCTTGTCGTTGAAGCCGAACGGAATGTGGCTTCCCCGGACAAGGGTCCGCATGGTCTTCGAGGCGGCTCGCTGGCTGAACGGCAACAGGTAGTTCTTTAGGTCCGGGTCCAGATACACCTTGCCCAACGACGGAAGCTCACTGAACCGCTTGCGGAGAACACGACGGATGCCACGAGACACCCAACCGGACAGATACTCCGTGCGTCCGTCACCGGCCTTGCCAAATCCCGGCAGAGCGTCGATAGTCATGGCCTTTGCCACGTTTCCCTTGGGGAATACAGTACGCCGTCCCCCTTCGTCACGGTGGTCAAAGTGTGCCATCAACTGCAACAGCACGGGAGTGCCCGCCTTCGGAGCCACAGCCAAGAACTCCAAGAGAGCGTTCTTCTTGGATTCAAGGGTGCGGGCGGTGCGCATGAGATGGTCCAGACGCCGGGCAAACTCTCCCGGACGGTCCCGGAGCAGGTCCGCTGCCTCTACGACATGACCGGCACGTACAGCCTCTTCCACCTTCGACCGGAAGGTCTGCTTGGTGTTGTTGTTGCGGACGGCCTGAATTGCCTGAAATGCCTTCTTGTACTTGTCCCAGTAGTCGCCGGGGTGGAGACGCTCGGAGAGCTTAATCCACCGGCCTTCCCACCGCATGATGTCTTCCTCAAGGTTGCCGCAGTTGTTCAACAGGGCGAGCAGCTTACGCCGCTCAGCACGCTTGAACTTGCGGAACTTGGTCGGCTCGGCGAGGGACACATCACCCCCGGATACCACTACGGCGAGACGCAGTACGTCAGTGGCAGTCTTGAACCACGGCGACAGGTCCACGTCGGTGTCGAAGTACAGGGAGGCCAAGAAAGCAAGATTCTCCTTGTTCGGGATTTCCACGGGCGGGGCGCAGGCAAGCGCCAGGACCGGCACGAGGACCTTAAGGTCGGCCTTGTCGGTTTCGGACAGAGAGGTGTTGGCGGTAGCCAACTGCCGGGCGAGGGTGAACAAATCCTCGTCGCCGCCGAGATTGAGCACACGTAGCTGCACACGCTCGTTGAGCGGGTCCCGCTTGTCCTTGTGATAGCGGGGAAGCCAGATATAGTCCTTCTCCCCGATCACATCAGCGACCCAAACAGTGAAGTAATGGAAGATAGCGTTCAGATATAGCTCCGCCGCATCCATGTCGATGACCTGCTGAGGGAAGTTCGGATACATCGGGTTGTAGCGGTACACTCCCCGAAGCTTCTTGACGATTTCGAGGACGCCGTGGAACACTTCAAGGGCGTTACGCTCCGTGGTGTTGGAGAGCGCCGTGATGACCTTGGGGGCGAAGGTGTAACCGATGTCCTGTAAGTTGCGGTTCATCGTGGCGACGAACGCACGCCCGGCCCGGTTCTTCGTGCTGGCGGGCGGACAAATGACCAGATGCCGGTGACGGATTAGGATATCGTTCTTCTGTACGGTGTTCATGACTACCTCCTACCACAGGAAATAACTGCTCTCTGGTCGTGGACTCGCTGTAAATGGCGAAGCACTCCACAACAAACCTTCTTGGCGCTTAAGGGTCTTTATCCGCCCCATTCCCACTTCTTTTTCAAGCTGCCACTGAACTTTTCGATAACTGGAGCGAAGCCGCTCAACTTCTCCAAGGCCGGGAGCCTCCAACGCCGCCCATTGACCCAAACCACTTAATGTGTTCGTTTCCCGGATGCGGCGAATGTACATGCGCTTCGCCCTAATGTAACTTTTCAGGCGACTCAAAAACTCTGACTCCAAAGGCAGAAGACTCGCCAAGAGGGAATTAACTAGCTTTTCCATTCCCTCTGGCGAGTCCGCCCTGAGTGCGACCTCTTGCTGAATTGAATCAAGCAAACTCATAGAGTTTCTTGAAGTCGCTCTCCGTGAACGCCTTCTCCAAAGCCTTCTGGAGGGACTCGATTTCCTCACGGAGTTTGTTCATGGTGTCCACCTGCTGCTTCGTGAACACGGGGTCTGTGGTGGGCGCACCCGCTGAGTTATACGTCACGGTGCCCTGTTTTTCCGCCTTCTTGAGTTCCTTGTACTTGTCTTCGACCTTGCCGAGGACACTCAGGACGGCGACCTTGCGCTTTTCGATTTCTTCGTCCACCAGCTTATTCACGACAAGGTTGCGAACCTGCGTGCCGGAACCGGCAAGCCTTTCCACAACATCCTTGCGCAGAATGACGCTGGGTGCTGGATTACCTTCTGACATGTGCCTCCCCAATCGTGCTTTAGTTTTTCTTGCAGGAACGGAGCCGGAAATCAGAAGAGCTAGTTTTTCACCATTGAAAGTTAGAAGGAAGCGCTCCCATACCCGGCTACCACTTGTATGATACTGAAAATTCCGAAAACTTAGAGGTGCTTGCGCCTGTCTTTTTTCACTTCCACATTGCGCTTGCGCCTGTCTTTCTTAACCTCAACGTGGGGGGTCGTAATCACAATTGAGTGCTGCCCACGTATCGGGTCAAACCAGAAAACATCCTTGATGAGGTGCCCTTCGAGACCGGACTTGAACTTGCACACGGCGTCCTTCTTGTCCTTAGCCTCAATGATGGTGTAGATGTCGAAGAGCCGCTTGCTGTCCTTAAAGCGTATCCCCCGGAGTTGAGCCAGATACAATCCCCGCTTTTTCAACCCGTGGGTCTTGCTGACCTTCATAAGCACCTCAAAACATCCCGAGGAAAGCGAAGGAGCTAGGGTTTGATTAGGCGTCAAATTTTAGAAGGAAGCGCCTTCATACCCTCGGCGATGCAAAGAATAATACTGAGCTTTAGTGCTTTTCATCGGGATATAGCCGAAGTTTCTTACCGGCCAATACCTCGATTCGTTCCCGATACAAAATCTTGCCGTAGTCATCTTCAATCTGAATGGTGTGCGACCCGGCCTTGAGCCAAAACTTCCGCAAGGTGCCGGTCATTCCGGCGAATCCCCCGTCCACGATAACCCGGTTACCCACCTTGGTGGTTTTTATCTCCACCCTGCCAGCGGCGGCAACCACGATGTAGTTGTTCCCCCACGGGGGAACGCAGTTGATGCCGAAGCACTGCGCCGGGTAAGCCACAGGTCCATAGTAGAAGACGTAGTGCGGGTGACCCCACCAAGCCGAAGCCGGGACACTGACCGCAAGTACCAGTACTAACGCTGCAATAAACTTTGAGAGCTTGTTCATGTGAACCTCCACACCATTAGATACGGGAGACCAAACCACTGTTATCGTCGTTTCGTCGTTTCATTCTTTTCATCATTCTGCGGACCGCCGTCTCGGTGACTCCAAGCTCTATCGCCACGGCGATGTTGTTGGAAGCCTCTACTCGGCGTTTGAGTTCTTCATAGGATGGCCAAAAAGCCTTGCAATTCAACCCAACCCGGTCGTGCCCGGCACAGCTTTTGCATTTTTTAGACGGCTTGCTAACCCTCTTCCCGCAAGCAGAACAATACCGATAGATGTTCACCCCCCTATTATTCCTTCCCGTGAAAGTAGAACTCTGACTGTCGCAGTTAGGGCAAAGTAGACGCAAGTTGCCTATTCGGTTGTCGTTGTTCACACCATTGATATGGTCAAGACGGAGCACTAATGGTCTGCCGTTCCACTCAGGGAGAAGTCCGCACTCAAAGCACTTGTTCTCAAGCAGACCGTCGTGGAGCAACCGGCGTTTAAGTTGGCACCTGCTGTAAGGTGAATTTTCTACTAGAACGGTATCTAATGGTACAGCTTTGCGGTGCCCGCCTGAACCTTTCCTATTTCCTAGACCTCTGGGAATATGGGAAATGTCTAGACCATCTTCTTTGACCCTCCGAAGCACGGTATGGAAGTTCCCGCCGATATTCCTAAGACCGCAACGACTTACCATCTCCCTAATGGTTCTAGATGTGCGGACAATCTCCGTAAATTCCTCAGATGGAATAAACCAGATTCGACTACGTTTTTTTCTCTTTAGACTCATACTAAAGAGATACGAAGTCAAGGTACGAAAAATTATAAATTATTGAAAACTTTGGTTCCAGAGGGAGGACTCGAACCTCCAGTCTCAACGGGTTCAAAGCCCGGCGTGTTACCAATTACACTACTCTGGAATAAAGCTGGATGGGAAGGAGGGACTCGAACCCTCACAAGCATTTACTGTCTCCTGATTCAAAGTCAGGCGTGTTACCAATTACACCACTTCCCAATCTATGTCAAACGCATCAAAAATGGTGCATTTGGAAACTGGAGCCGGGTGCGGGATTTTAACCCACGTGGGATTTCTCCGCCTGCTTACAGGACAGGTGCCATCGTACACTAGGCTAACCCGGCTAACGACCGATACCACCACTTCTACATGCTCTACAAAATCTCTGGACTCCCGAGGGTTGCCACTTATTAAGATTGAACAATCCCTTACCCAGAAACTTTTTATGTCCATAGCACCATGCTTCTCCTTCTGGTGCTGTGTTTACATGATTAATTCTAGCTCTTTCTAGTTGTTCTCTTAACTTGGGAATATTCCTTCGTGCCGCCCTAATGTTGCATGACTTGTGAGAAAAGGCAATGTTACCTAAATCCCAAAACAGGTCAGGCGACATATCCAGCCAAGGTTTCTTGTGTTCAATAGAGAACTGAGCGGCGTTCTCAATCTTTTTGCCACATTGAAAGCAGCTATCCAAATTAAGTTGCTTCGCCATATGGAAAAGTAGTTGCTTCAACAACCTTCCACTTGCTGTTCCAAAAGGCATCCCCAACTGATTTCTTACCTTATAGTGGTCCATACTCCACCCCCAATAAAGGTGGAGATAGTTGAGAATTTGGGAATTACAGTTGTCTCCATTCTAAAAAAATACTCAATAAAACTTGGAGCCCAAGGTCAGAATCGAACTGACGACCCCTCCCTTACCAAGGGAATGCTCTACCACTGAGCTACGAGGGCTAAAAATGGAGCCGATGAGCGGCCCTGACCCGCTGACCTCTCGCTTACGAGGCGAGTGCTCTGCCACCTGAGCTACATCGGCATAGGGACGCCCCGAGGGCGACCCCAACTCCTCCCACTATGGTGGGTGAGCTAAAAACTTGGTCCAGTCGGGAAGAGTCGAACTTCCGTTGTGCGATTATCAGTCGCAAGTTCTACCGTTGAACTAAGACTGGTCTTCAAATTTCCGTGTCTTACAAGCGCACGGAACTTCCCGGAACAAGACTGGTTGCAAAACTTCAACTTTCCTTCTTCGTGAGGACGGTCTTTTAGCTCTTGATGGCAGAATCCGCACTCTGCTAGTTTACACGCCTCGGCTGTCATTCCACCATGTCGCTCCAAAAGTGCCTTACAGCGACGATAGTTTAAGGCATTGCGATTCTTCCCAAGAGACTCCAAGGCTGCGCCAATGCTACGAGTCTCAAGTAGAGCTACTAAAAGCCGCTCATCAGTTATTTCGTAATCGCCTTTCCTATGACCCCTTCCCCTTCCTTTACCACAGTATGTCGGCGTCTGGCTGTGGCAATTAGGGCATAGACCTCGAAGGTTCTCACGCTGATTATTTTGCGTATCCCCGTCAGCATGGTCAACCTGCAACGTCAGAGGAGTTCCCATCCACTCCTTAATTCCACAACGAGAGCAAGCCTTGTCTTGCTCAACGATAACCCGTTTCTTCTTGCTCTCAACGGTCAAGGAATCAAAATCCGCTTCCAACAACTGTCTAAGCTTGGTTTGGCTTGAGCGCCGACCCGCTCTTTCCCTGGCCTCCTGACTTACCTTATGACCATAAAGCTTAAGGGATATTTTTTTGTTCTTCTCCTTCCGATTCTGTGTTGAAACAAAATTTCTAGCACAAAACTCGGAACAGAACCGCCCTGACCCATACGACCCATCATGCTCTTTCTTGCACTTCTCGTTCTCACATTGAACCACCATTATAGTATGCTCCTATAATAGTGGTTCAAAAGTCCAATCTTTGGTGCGCCCGGAAGGACTCAAACCTTCGTGACTCCCCTATCGAGGGAGCATATTCGTCGCTATATGACAGGCGCACAATCTTAACCTAATATCCTCTTAATCTCTTCCTCAACTCTCTCCCGGAACAACGCAAAGTGCTGCACAAATCCAAGCGGTGGATCACAAGATCCGGGGAAGATATCCACTCCCTCGGGGACCCTGTCGTAGTCCCGCTCATGCGGAACCTTTCCCATATCCCGGACGATGTGAACAATAGCCGCTTTGGCTCCCTCCGGGCCGAACAACTTCTGCGCCTCTCTCACTCCATGCAGGTTATGGCGCATCCTGCGGTGCCGGGGGCCGAACTTCCAGAACAATCCATCGACCCACAGGTTGACATCCTCATGCTTATTGCCGAGGATGATTTGACAGTCCATGCAATGCTGCTGGAACTTCGCCATAGAACCCCCATAAAACACGAAAGCCGCCAGAAAGAATGGCGGCTGCTGAGTCTCGGCTTGGTCTTTGTTATGCCAAGCAGGCTCCGCCGCCTGAACTAATCGTAGTTTGCGTTTGTGTGTGCGGCATGGTGATAGTCAACATTGCGCTTCTCTTTGAATGTCCGGGGCGGTCGCCTAGCGTCCACCCCGGATGGGTATATCTGCTGTAATTCGCCGGGACCTTGTCCGAGTCCGCTTCGGGGTCTAACCTAACGGGAGGCCCTTTTAAGACCAGCCATTTTTCTGGGACAAGAAGGTTCCCGGTTAGGAGTAGAGCCGTAGCTCCCTCCTTCTATATAATACCACCGGTAGTCGGTTTTTTGCAGTTATTTCTTTCCAAGAGGCACAAAACCCGACATAGCTTTCTCGAAAAGACCCTTACTGACTTCCGCCACAGCGGCTACGGGGTCAGCCAGTTTCGGGTAAAAAATGCCCTTAGCATGATTGCACCCCATGATGAAACCCCGCACCAAAATGCTGTTAACCACCATATAATCCATGGAGGTAGGGTTGCAAAAGTACTCGTCAGTGAGTTTCTCCGACTCCTCTTTCAATTCTTTCGTGAGGTCATCCATAGTATCCTCCACCTACAGTATACCACGTTACGGACGATTTGGAAGGTAAAATTCTAAACTTTAATTTCTTCTCGCATCTGACGGATAAGTTTTCCAATTCGCAGCCACTCCTCGTAGGTGAAGTGGTCGAGCTTAGCTTTATTACAACGGGTACAACTTACTACCAAGTTATTTTTGGAATATCCAAGCGATGAATCCTTACGGTCAAGGTTTGTCGGTCCTTTCTTACCGACATTCCACTTCGTCCAAGAAACCATGTCCCCACAATAATGGCAGTTGGATACAACGGTATAAGAAATAAAATCAGCATATGAAAGGTCAAAAGGTACACTGCGTTTAGCTGCACTCTGACGCACCCTGTTATAAAGAGACTCGAATGGTTGTTTACGGCTTGAAAACCCACGGAAGCATCCACAACTTCTAACTCCATGTATCATCAGCAAGCTTGTTGACTTAACAACCTTGACTTTACCACAACCACAACGGCATTCCCATTTGGGGGGCTGACGACTGACCATCCTAAGTGCTATAAGTTTCCCGAAAACCCGCCCGGTTAGGTCTTTAGGGAGTACCTTCATTCCTAAATTACATCCACAACTCCTTGTTCGCTTGCCACGAAGGCTACCTGTTTGTATTATTTTTGTGGTTCCGCAATCACAGAGGCATAACCATCTTGTTTTTCCATATAAATTCTCAGCTTTAGATTTAACAACCAACTTTCCAAACCTTACTCCTACCAAATCAACTGGTCTTCCCATAGTGTAAAACCCCCATAAGAAGATGTGCGTAGTTATCTTTTTGTATATTCTTTACAATCTTGGCATTTGGAGCACTCAGCATGATACTGGAATCCATTTTCATCTATAGCTCTGCGATGTTCACTCGAATCACAGCCACAAATGCATTTGTAGCTGTCATCCACCTCGCCAATGATACGTTTAGCCGGTTCGTCATAAGGAAGAACATCCACTCCCTGACAGATGAACTTGCCCATGGGAGTGCTGAATACATCGCCCTCCCGGAGGTTGTCGTTGGTTTGGAACTCAGCGTAAAGCTCTCGATAAAGCTGTTCAGCCAGTTCCAGCCCCTTGACTTCGTTGTGAACGTTCAGCCACGTGTTGGGGGTAGGAACAACAGGAGCATCCTTAATTCCCTCGGAAAGCTCCTCGCCGGGTAGACCCATGACATACCAGAAGCCTTCCTTATCCTTCTTCACGGGGTATTCTCTCGGGGCGGACCCAGCAGCGGCTTCTTTCAGTTCGGGGATTGACATGTATTCCGGGTGGCGAACCAAAGCGGCGGATTTCAAGAAAGACGACTTAAAGTTAAAGGTGGGCATATTCTCCTCACTAAGGAGTTGGGTATCCATTGTAGTAGAGGTCTTTAGCATCCCACTCCCACAAACAAAGCGCTCCCTTGGCTTCCACCGGCTCAATCATTTGGGGATGAGCTAGCCGGAAGCAATACCTGCCCTTGGACCAGTCTCCAAGGCTGTACTGCACGTAATCCAGCGCCGGGGCGACCTCCGCTACCGGTTGGCAAGTCTCCACGTCCACAGTGCCAATGATACAGCCGAGGCGGAGCATATCCGGGTCCACGTCGTGCATGGCAAAGCGAGTCAGAAATGGGTCTATGAAACACCCATCGGAGTCAAGAAAATCCTTGAAGTGGTGCGCCGAGGCGTGAATGCCAACAGTCTGCCCCACAATCTTGCGGTTGGGTCGGCTACGGGTTTCCCATTTCTTCTCCCCGAGGACCACCAGACTTGCCCATGGTTCCCGGAGCGTCCAGACTTTCATGCCATCCTATCTTTCCGGCAGGGAAAGCCGCCTCATCCTGTCCGGGGGTCTCGTCGTAGGGCATCCCCCGCAGTTCATCCTCAATCTCAGATTCAACCGGAGCGACGGGGATATCCGGGAATACCACGTCGGGCGTCGGGTCCTTATACCCGTACATATCGCTCGCTGACCGCATACTGTGACCGTTGGGGTAACGCACGTGGTAGGGCGGTATCCGACTCTCCACAGGCGGGGTTTTCACCGGCTTTTTCAAATCTCGTGCCTGCCGGTCAAGGGACAGGAGAAGGTTGTTTACGGACTTGCTATCCGTGGCCTTAACGTCCCCCCGGTTCACGATGAGCACCGGCTTTTTGAACACGAATGCCATGCCAATATCAAACACGCTTCCTTGGCTATCGGCATCGTACCAGATGTGGACTTCGTCGCTGTGCTCCATGGCAAAGCGATTGTCCTCACAAATCTTAAGGGTATCTTGGGTCTGCAATGTGTCACGGGCAGGCCAGTGTACAGTGTTGCCCTCCGCCTTCTCTTGGAAAGCAACATACTTCGCTATCATTTCGGTCTGCTCGGGACTCGCATAACGCACAGGACAAATCAGGAAGATTCGCATGGTTTCTCCTTCTCCAAAGTTCTTTCCACATACAAGCACCAACCGCAAAACAGGAGGGCTAAACCACAAAAATCCCACCACGCCGGACCCATTTCGGTGATGCTGTTAAACCAAATAGTCACGTCGATATACCAGAAGCTAAGCACCGTTGCCGTCATCACCACGGTCCGCTCGAAACGAAATAGCGGGGAATCCTTCATGCATCTCCTTTTGCTCCTTAGTCCAGTGCTCACAGAACTCGGCAAGGTCCCAAAGGCAACTGGCGGCAAAAGTGGTGCCTGTCTCGGGATTAAAATTGTACTGCCGCCATGAGGCATAGTACTCCACAGTGCCGAGATAGTTCTCATGCTGCTGAGAAGAGAAAACTCCAAAGATTCCCGTCTTCCCACTGGGACTAGGTCCGAGATAAGAGAATTTCAGGTGTTTACCGGTAGCGGTCCAATCGGTTGCAAATTTGAGTGCCATATTCTTCTCCTAATTATATTACCAATTTTTGTCCTCTTTTACTCATTTTGATTAGATAATTTGGGTCAGACCACAACTCCTTTGAAAGCTTACTCATGCTAGCACGATATTCCGGGTCAGTCCATCGCTTTTTAGCCGCCTCCGACCTTCTAATTTGTTCTTCCGGTTTAGATAGAGCCTCACTGATTTTTTTACCCCTCTTTGCAAGTCGTTCGGAATCAGACCAGATTTCTTTCCCAATTTTACTTTTTTTAGTTACGACTTCTACTCTAATCTGTGATTTTTTTTGAATTTCAGATAGTTTATCCTTAAACTCAGGGTTAGACCACCTTCTCTTAGCAATTTCCGCTTGTTTAGAGCGTTCTTCATCAGCCCATCCCCTTTTCATGGCTTCTGATTGTCTGATACGAAATTCAGAATCTTCCCACATTTTCTTACTATGGATAGATATTTTTTGACGAGTTTCTTTGGAACATGGCCCCGTGAATCCTTCTCCTCCTCGGCAAATGTTATAACCATATTCAGGGTCTTGGGCTTTTAGAAACTTGATGAAATCTCGTTCGGTCTCGTCAAGTTCTCCTCGGGTTTGAATGTCAGAACGAAGGGCATGAATAGACCATAGGGTAGCTTGTGGGTACTTCCGCATGGCATTAAAAAGGTGGGATTTTCCGTTTTTTTGATGCCTTGCACCAGACAGTTTCGTTTGAAGATACTTTTTAAGGTTATTTCCCTTATGCTGACCGACATAATATTTGCCGGTCTTATGGTTAACGATGAGATATATGAACATGAACTTTTTCCTTATAGATACTTTAAAAAGTTCATTTTTCCAGTCGTCAACTGATTTTAATCCGATAATCCGGTGTCTGGTTCTCCACCGGACAGAAATCTTGGAAGATGGGGATGTGCAGGCGGAAGTTCCCCTTGAAGGTCAACCACCAACCCTTGAGGGGGTCATAGCCGCTGGCAAGCAGAATCATAGGACCGGCAGACTCGGGCGGCTCGGCCTCGGGGACGGCGATAACGTAGGTGCGGGCGAGATAGTAAGAGGGATTGTAGGGAACATTGACGAACTGTCCCCACCCCCGGCGCTTGCCTACGAACTGATTGAGGAATAGGTTAAACTGGGCGATGACCGAAAGGGAGCCGATGTCCACGGTTCCCACCCCCCATGGGGAGCCGGTCGCCATGAGAATCTGTTGTCCCCAAAAAGTGGTGGTCTGAACATTCATCTGGACACGTTGCGTAGAGAGAACGACACGATAGCCGGTGTCAACTACGCCATCCGACAACTCCTGCCATTCTCCCAACTGCACCGCTAAGATGTTCCCCATGAATCTCCTACCAACTTGACCAAATCGTGTCCGGGGTCTCCATCAGCTTCTCCAACTCGGCACGGTTCCGGTGCTCGTCGCACAGCATCCAAATGTGGCAATCCACTTCTACAAACCTGCTGGTCCAAGCCTTGCACACATCGCACTTTCTCTGTGTCCCGCTATCCTCGCCCTCACGGTACTTGTGGTCAAGCAGGTATTGCTTGTAGCACTCGCCTGCTTCCTCCTTCGTAGCGTGCCCATCGGTGTGATACTTCTCTTTGAACTTCCCATACCGGAGGTTATAGCGCTCCACCTCTCCGTCGCTGAACACTGACCCTTTCTTGAATTCCTCATACGGACGACAATAACCCCACGGGTGACCATTACAGGTGAAGTCCCATCTGCCGTCTGTTCGCTGTCGTGCCGTATAGTAGTTCATGCTGGCTCCTGTATAAGGAACCGAAAGGGGATAAACTCAATGGGGTTATTTTCCCGTTTCCTGATATTGTTGCCCATCACGGCAACCGTAAACTCCCAACCAGCATCTTGGCAAGCCCGACCTTTACGGATAATGAGGTCCAAGTCACGCTCAAACCACTTCCTTGCCTTGACCTCCACAATTGAATTGTGGGTAGGGAGAACCAAATCTGGGTGGTAGCGGCGTCTCCTTCCAGCCTTGTCCGTGTACCAGAACGATGGCTTGTTACGCCACTGGAAGTCCTGTTCTTTGTAGCCATCATTAAGCATATGGGTAACCACATATGGCTCATAGCCTTGGAGGAACACGATTGCCCCGGAGGGAAGGACGAAGACCTTGTGCTTGAAGCAGGAATCCACATTGCGCTGGAAAACATCGGGGTCTTGGATAGGCCAGTCAGTACCATATTTAGCTTGACTTGTCATATTTCTCTTCTTCAAGTCCCCACCAAATGTCCCATTTTCCATTCGTGTGGCATTGGCCTTTTCTAACACGCCGGGAATTTGGCTAATGTGGGTCACCCCGTGACGGGTCTGTAGGGTTTTTTTATACTTATTTTGAACCTTGACAGACCGCATTACCTGTTCAGCTTTGTAGCGTTTCAAGTTGGTCTTACGACGTTTGGCATCGACAGCGGGGTTCTTGGTGGGCACTGGGACACCATAGTGCTCCATCATAGTGGCAGTATATTTCGCTCGTCCCTTTTCAATCATAGCAGGACACCCCTGCCATAGACGGGAGCATGTCCAACGTGGTTTATAGGATTTATCAGAGTAAAACTTAGCTGGCTGGCCACAACCCCAAGCACACTTTTCGGTTTTTGAAGAAATCTCTAGTTCAATCATAACTTTCACCTCGTATACTAAATACTGTGAAAGTCATCATCTTGTAGTTTACTAAAGGACTTACCAAAAACTAAGATAAGTCCTTTAGAATCAACTAAAAGGAAAAAATCCAACTGAAGATTATATCTATTCCGGGAGGTAACAAAAGTGGAGGAAGTGTCTTATAGTTCAGAAGTATGACCGTCTGCTGCGATGCTTGAACTGTGGCATAGGAGGACGGATTGCCATTGAAGTACGGAGCGGTCAACATGGTGTAGCTGCCCATGTTGGCGATACCGCCGCCGATGAGGCCCATTTCCCGGATGCCTTGGTTGATGTTGTTGGTCGTGCTGTTTACCGTGGTCTGAAACTCCACGTTGGTGGTCAGCACCGCCTGCGGGTTCCAGTTACCGCTGCTGTCCTGAGTAACGAAGTTCACCCGGCTCAACTGCACACGGGCGAGCGGCTGGATGAGTTCCACCTGAGTGGCCGTTTCCACGGGTTGGGTAGTTGGTGCCCACGTGGGACTGCCAGCGCCCAATGCCAACCCCCAGACGCCCCATGCCGGTTCCGTAGCAGCGATGCTGACCGGCTGAGTCTGCGGCGGGGAGAGGTTCAGGGGAGAAGCACACGCCATGAACTGGGCAAAGAGCCAACTGGAGATGGACGTGATGATATTGTGCTCGGAGTAAAGGACCTCTCCGGTGTCCGGGCGGTAGACAGTGATGTTCCCCTTCTTTATCGGAGGAGGAACTTTCTCCCCCCACTTTCCCCGTGCAGCGGCATTAAGCTGTGCCGCCTGCTCCCGGAGCTTTACCAGTGCCGGACTCTCTAACCTTGCTTGGTTTTCCATCGCCTTTTCCCTTCTTGGGGGCTGCCTTCGCACAAATCTGCTCGATAAGCTTCCCCGAATTCTTGAACAGAGCTATAACCCCACTATGAAACTCATGTGGACTTTTTGTCATGTATTCCCGGACCTGCGGGAGAGTGAACCACTCCAGCCCTTCGGTCTCCCATACGGCATCACTTTGAGGGTGGAAGTCAAATTCCTGCGCAGTCTCGCCGATGAAGTTAAAGTAACGAAATGTCCCACTTTGGAACACAAAGGCCGGGTGGAGAGTCATGCTGCCGCTATACCCCGTCTCCTCTCGAAGTTCCTTCTGTGCGCTCTCGCCGGGCTGCATATTCTCTTGGATGGCTCCGCCGATAGTTCCCCAGCATGAACCCTGTTGGACCTCGGGAGACCGCCATGCAAAGCAAATACGACCCGTTGTAGTGCAGACCGGGAGAATTCCCGAGGCTCCGCCGCCATCACCGGCCCAGAAGCCCTGTTCGTCGTAATAGTCGGCCCTGACCGCCTTTGCCAAGGGCATAGGCTCGGAGCCGGGTTCGGTAACTACGAGATTTGGTTTCTCTCCCGGACTACCAAGCTCCGGGTGTTGGGCATAGTATTCATCCTGTTTGCCCGTCCCCCACGCTCGCATCTCATCGACCCGGAGGAAACGCCCCATTTTTTTCCTTCGTTCATCCGTGGCATCCTGATTCCATTTGATTTTAGCCGCTACCGCCTCGGGGGTTACTTCCGTGGTATCCAAAACGAGAGTTGACTTGGTAGCGGCGTTATCGAAATAAACTATGAAACCGCCCACGCCGTTATCTCCAATGCCCTTCCATACGCCTCCACCGGCCCTTACAGCGTCTTTATAGGCTTGGTTGGGGTCATCTCCCTTCTTTTTGTACTGCATTTTCAAAAGCTCATTGTGGAATCCCGGCCCCAGTGTTAATGTGCCCTTGGGCTGCCCCATGTTATCGTAGACCACGAGATACAGGGGGAACGGCTGGCTCTTGATGCTCTGGAAGCGATAGCGCCGGATAGCCTTGAGAACATCGTTCTTGGAGGGGTTGACCGGACGCTTGGGGACAATCTCCACCCGGCGCTGCCGGGGGCTGCGGTCTACCTTCTTACCTGCTGTCACCACATACCGCTGAGTCTCATTGATAAAGTCCGCAGGGATTTGAAATTCTCCCCGCACGGAGCCAATACTGGGGTCCTTCTCCCGATTCTCCGGGTGGTCATTAGCGACCAAATCCTTGTAGCAGGCTAGCGTGAGGGCGTAAATTTTGGCGATGACTTCTTTCTTGTAGCCCACCGATATCATGAAGGCGGTCATCTCATCCAGCATGACCCCCAGTGCCTCGCTGGCGACCTGCTGGAAAGCTTGGGTCTCCTCGGGTATGGGGAACTTGATGGAGAACGTGGTAAACTTGGGAATTCCCAAATCGAGGACGATGGAGGCAGTAGGAGACAAACCTGTGTGCATCGCTGAGACCTCCAGCGTAGCGAACGTCGGCGAAATGTAAGCTGTCTTATTCATCTGTTTAAGCGACAGGTAGTTCCCGCTTCTCCCGAAGCCAAGAAGCTTCAAAGGCTTCCATGACCCGCTCATGCCGGTCACTCTTGAGTATATTCCTTAACTCCTCCAACATGTCCTCAGTGATTACCGTATTTTCCACGTTAACTGGTTTATCGTCAACCCTATTGTCGTACATTGAACCCATCTCCTTCTAACTCTCATTGAAAATATTTAATATATCACCTTTGCACTCCCACACTGTGTTCTCCCTCGGAGCGAGCAGACCCATGGGGTTGTTGACATTCCAGTTGGCAACCTCTCCCGTGGGGGTGAATACGCCGCCAGCAACCCAACCAATTTGAATCCACTGACCGGGGTCCACAAGATAGTTGGTCCCGAGGCACTCCCACGTCACGGCGGTCGGCGGGCTGGTCGTACCATCGGTCACCGTTCCCCCCTGCGTGGTGGAGAAGGCCGGGGCGGTCATCCCACTAACTCCCCCTACTATAGCAATCTGGAGATTACCGTTTGGGTCGATGATGAACTGACCGGTATAATAGGTGGTCAGCGCCGTCCATGGGGCGATACCCACCGTATACATGCCGAAAGTGTTCCTGTAGTATGCTTGCCACACCGCAGGGGAGGGCAACAGCTTCCAATAAGCGTTGCTCGTACCAATGGTTGGCGGCTGATTGGTGTTGCGCTTAAGTGCCCGGTACATTTGGTAGCTTGGAATGGGAGGACTGGAGGTAGAGTACTGAACCAAGGCCCCCCGAGCATAAGTCATTCCACTGTTCCATTCAGCCGGGAGCAAAGTTGGCGGGGAGGTGGGGGCATAGTAGAGCGCCTGCCAATCCGCCTGAGATAGTGTCGGGGTCAAGTGCCTGCCGTATGCCGCCAAGGTGGTCTTGGGATGCTTGGGGTCAAACAGGGGCGCTACCCACAGCATCGGACCGAGCGGAGGATTTTCCACCTGTAGGATGATGATACGCAGGATATCGTTGATGTTGAGGCTGACGTTCTCCGCTTCGGTGAATACCGTGGTGAACTCCAATCCCACATGGGCGGGCTTGGCTAGGTCGATAGCCCCGTAAAGATTCTGGACAATCTCCTGCAATTGGGTAAGACTGAGGACGTTGTTTAGGGGGTTGTTTCCCCCCACGTTCACCGATACCTGAATGGCATTGCGGTCGGACTGGTCGTAAACTCCCTGCCCGATGAGCTTGTAAAGCTCCACCACCTGCACGGTCTTTCCCGTGTAAGCATAAATGACGGCGGCAATAGCAGCAGTGGTTGCCCCCATGCCATAGGCATTGATGAGGTCTACCAACATGTCCCGGTAGCCCACGGGATTATCCAAGGCCCCGAACCCGGTGAAATCTCCCTTGTCATATTGAGCCGGATATGGGTAAGCGCTCTTGATTTGAAGGGGGGCGGCGTCCCGGCGCTTGATGTCGGGAGGAGTGAGGTATTGCGGTTGAATTCCGAGAATGTCATATTGATAATCATATTCGAGCTTGGCAAGTTCTTGTGCTATCACCCGAAGGAGATATCCCCACTGCGGCTGGTCATTCCTCGGAAGATAGTAATTAGCGGTTGCCTGCAACAGACCGAGCAGACGAGCATCCTCGAACAAGAGGAGTGATTCCCTCGGTAGCAGGTAGAGAAGGTCGGGATTGTTATTGGTCGCCATACTAGGCAGCCTTAACTACTATAGCCTTGGGTTCCTTTAATGGGGAGGAATAACGATGCTCACCCCACCATTGTTTTTTAGCTATTCCTATACGAGAGTTTTTTTGTTGACGAATAAGCTCATTGAGCTTAGCATCGTCGGAATAACCCGAGATTTTCCAAAGTCTGCTGGCTGTCATATAGGAAAATCCTAGTTGCTTGCTAATTTCTCTAAAAGTGCATCCCTTAATTCTAAGATTAATAACGTCGCCTATACGCCCCCAATACTTCTTTTTAGCTTCGGCGGCGTTATACCGATGAGTTTCAATCTTTGGTTTGCCTTTGAGTTTGAAGCTAATCGAAAGTTTATGTTCCATAGAAGGTACAAAACCGTCATGTCCATCTCCACCCCCAGTTATGTTATATCCAAAAATAGGATTATTAGATTGATATTTCCCTATGAAATATCTTTCTTGAGCGTTGAGGTCTTGTTTAGATGCCACAAACCCGGATAACAAGCATACTTCAAACGCCGTTTCTCCATACGCTCGAATAGCTCTATGAAAGTGGGTCTGGCTTCCTCTCTTTGCTTCTTGCTTATGCCTTGACCATCTTTTTGACGGGGTATTTCCCGAAGCCTTTCCGATATAAACTTTTTGATTTACTAAACATCGTACCAAGTATATAATCATACCTAAGTTCCTGATGTTAAATAATTTATAGTTACTCTCCCAGCAGAAAAATATTCCGTAGCACTCAATGTTATATCTTTAGCACTACTCTCACCCTCTACAACATATGTGACAAAGTAAGACTTCAAAGAGGGGGAGGTGGTATCCGCAGGGATGGTGATGATGACCTTTTGAGCATAGGCACTTTGATATTGCGCAGCAAGACCGGGGTCGTTGGTACCGATGATGTAGAAAGAGCCATTCTGTGACGAAACCAAGGGCGTGGCAGCGGTAGACAGGAAGTTGCTTATTGAAGAGGTACGGGCGTAAGCCTGACCCTCATAGAGCAATCCCACAAACGCTTCGGCAGGTCCGCCACTGGGCACCGTGCTATCCGGTAAAATGGGAACGGTAGTGATGAAACTGTGGGCGGGCACCGCTTGTCCGCTAAAGGCCGGGTCATTCGTCAGAGGAGTCCACAGCGTGCCCGTGGGAATAACAAAGCCGATATCGTAAGAACCATCCGACTTGGCGCACTTGATGAGTGGGATTCCCACCGACTTGACGCCACTTATCGCCTGCACCAATGAAACGATGCTGGACTGATACAGAGTTCCCGTAGCGCTGTCCAACGCTTGGTCAATGGCGGTGCGCACAGCGGAGTCTACTGTATCCGGTGAAATGCCACTATTGAGAGTCACCGTCAAGGTGATGTCGATAGGATTGGCAACCATGGCCTTGACAAGGACGCTTGCACCCGCCGCCTTAGTGATGTTTATCTGGTTAACCAAGATGGGAACGAACGAGGGATACTCGGTCGCAGTGGTGAATGCTTCGGTGTAGAAGTAAGACACCAACACCTGCCCACCGTCTGGGATGCGGCTGGTCGCATTGGTGCCGAGATTGCGGGCAATGGTCACTGCGCCGGATGTCGTGTCCACGTTAAGAACAAAGTCCACGTTCTCAATCATGACCTCGTAGGCGGGCGGGCTGACGCTGGTCTGATAGAGGACTTCGATATAGCGGCTGTCATGAGGAACTCCCGCTCCCACCAGTCCGGTGGAGTTGGTGAGGTTGATGGTCCCATCCGTATTGTATGCTGCCCCATTCAACGTCAAATCAAACCGGCCATAACTCTCGGGAAGCCACGTATTATACACAAACCCGTTGTTATCAAGGGAGTTTGCAACGCTGCCATTAAGGGTCTGAGGCTCCATGGAAGCGAAGCTGAGGTTCTCGTGCAGGATAAACTGATTGAAGCTCACCACGACTTGCTGGTTGTTCTGGATGGAGCTTCCGGTCGCTGTCCCCGTGTCGGAGGCAAAAGCATAATCGCTGTGATTGTAAACGGCAGTGAACTGTGTCCCATTGGAGCTTGCCACGGTCACATTCTGACCGTTAAGGAAAGAAGCGGATGTAAGTCCGGCAAGCGTGAGGGGCGCTCCTGCTCCAAAGCTGTTGATGCAATTTACGGTGAGGATGTTGTTGGAGATGGAGATACCTGTAATGGTCTTGGACACGGTGAGTGTTTTAAGGCCGTAGGTAGCGTAGCAGCCGACATAAGGCCCTGCGGGGGTGCCGTAAGGAGACGGCTCTGGCACCAAGGTGTAATCAGACCCGTTGACATACAGGGTAGACAGGTCCGAAGAACGGACTGAGAGGACATCCCCCAAAACACCACTAGGGTCAACGGAGATATCCATGGCGGTGCCGATGGTTACAGGTGTAGTGGTGCTAGCGGTGATGGTCACAGTGATGGGGGTTGTAGCGGTGGAGACCACCTGCACCATGTCACCCGCCTGATTAGACCCACCATTGAGCAGGAAGTCAGAGGTGTGTACGAGGTCCAACAGGGCCTCGGGGATGGTGCCGGTGAAATTCGTCTGCCCGATGACCGAGTTGACGTTGGTGACCGGCTGATTCGTGGGGGTATCCACGAGGGGAGACTGGAGCCGGGCATTCAGGAGATAGGTGCCGTTGAATCCCACGCCCTGCACGGCGGCGAGATTGCTCAGTGGAGCGGCGAGCGTAGGATAAGAAATTCTGACCTGTGTTGCCCCGCTCCCGGAGATGTAGTAGGCATTGGCGCTGGGATTAAGGATGATGTATCCGCCATTGGTGTCGAACTGTGCCTCACTGATATCAAGGAAGAAGGAGTTGGAAAGCCCTTGAACGAGAAGCTCCACTCCTTGGTAGAGAGGCCAATTAAGCGCTTGAAAGTTGGCGCTGGCAACCTGAAACTTGAGTAGGTTGTTGGTAGCCGACACGAGGGTGAGTGGAAGGTAGGTGCTGTATACTCCCGGAGCACTGGCATTATCATATTCAAACGATACGATGTCATCCTCCTCGGAGGAGGAAGTTCCCTGACAGTAAACGTCCACACAACCAAACACGTGCTTTTGCCGAATGTTATCCCAGTCACGAACCATCTCAAGGTCACCGGCTGCTACCACTTCTACCGCAACGATGCCCGGTGTGGATGCTGCCGTGGTGTAATACCCATTGCGGGTTCCCGAGTCCACTCCAGTAAACTGCCGGTTGACAATGCGAGCGGCGAAGTGAGAGTTGATTTCATCATCAACTCCGAAGGTAGCCGCCGCAAGGTTGGTGACCGACCACCCTGCCGGGGCATTGGAGCCGATAGAGTTGATAGTCCCCGCTCCCACATTGGTACTGGAGCCGGTGGTTTGGCAAGATGCCGGAACTGTAACTCCCCACCAACCATACACGGGGTTGTAAAATGAGGCAGCGGAGGATGGGGTGATGGAGGCCGAACCGGTAGTCTGGAAGTTAATGGATGGGGTAGAGGCGTCTCCTGTGGTAGAACAGATGATGCCAGTAGGAAAGGTGGTGGTCGTTGTGGGCTGGCTATAGGTATAGAAAGTGAGATTGACGACCGATGGTGTAGCTCCTCCACGAGTGAGACCCACAGACTGTCCGAGATGGTCGAATTGTTGGTCAATGAATGTCTGAGTATCGGCGGCATTAAGCCCATAAGCTCGGGCAATCTGCTGCTTTATAGGAGAAGCATTAAAGGTGTCACTAACCCCGTTACCACTTACATTATCTATCTGGCTTATTGCCGATACCGATTGGGCGCACCGTGAAAACCACTCACGAACACTCATGTTGCTGAGTTCAATCGACACTGGGTCGATAAGCAAATCTCTTATCTCCGAACGAGGAGTCAAGTCAAGGTCGGGATAAAGCTGAGTCATTTGGGTGATAAGCCGACCGGCGATATCCTGTTGCCGTTGAAGAGCAAGAAAATCCGTAGGGTTAGCAAGAGATAAGTTGACAAAACCACACGTAACCGGTCCGCTTTGCTGACTCTCAAACAGGACGTTATTGAGAGGGCTTTGAACAACCACGGATAGCATTGCATAAAACTGCGTGGCATTATTCACCGCACCGGGAGGAACATCCACGTAGTTATAGGTGTAGGCCACGGTACTGTTCGTGGTAGTTATGATTTCCTGTCCTGTAGTGGGGTCGTAATTAGTCACACTGTTGGTGTTGGTGATTTGCGTATTCACTCGGCTGACTTGGGTCAGAGGAACAACATCTCCATACTGAACATACGGAGGATTCACCCCGGCTGGGTCTGTGGACAACATCACCTTAACGCCGATAGCCCCAACAAAATTAGGCATGAGCCATTCTATCCGACAGCTTACCTGAGATTTATAGGCGTTTATTCCCGAAGGTGGGCCGATAACTTGAGCAAGGCCACTTTGCACTGGAACGATGGTAAATTGCACCGTGGGAGAAATGGCGTAGAAACCCACGTTGAGCCACGTGACATTTCCATCGGATGTAACTACGCCGGATGTGCCAGATTCCGGTGAGGGTTGCGAATAAGTCCCCGTGTAAGCGTAAATAGCCGTAAAACTGGTGGGAGTCACAGAAGCTACGATTACGCTCACACCGTTCAGGAAAGTGGCCTGCAAAAGGTTGTTAAAAGAAACGGTCATTCCCACGGAAAAATTGTGGTTGGAAGTAACAGTCAGCAAATTGTTGGATATCGCTATCCCGGTAACGGGAGCGGACAAATCCGAGGCTGCTCCCGATGTTGTAAACACCGTGGGTTCACTGCTTCCTGTGGACCCAGTGGAGGTGATAACCAACTGCACGTAGCCATTATCATCTACAAACCTATATCCCACGGCACGGGGAGTGCTGGCCTCCCAAGCCATCTGGCTGGGGTCGTAATTACGAGCTAAGAATTGAATAGAAGCATCCCCATAACCAACATCCAAAGTGATGCTGTCAGAAAACTGTGCTACCCCATTTGACACAGTGGGGGTAGTGGTGATTTTTTGAGCATAAGGAAGAGAAACCTCAAGACGCACGTAGGACTGCCCAGCCTGTATGACATACGGAAGAACAGAGGTATCCACCGACATGGCATTAATCTGCACAGGCGGACTGCCGAAAGTGATAACCGGCGTGATGAACGTGAGCGGACTTCCTACACTGGGCGGTATCATTGTTGATTCCCCACTAGCTGCCTAGACGATGTTATCGAAAACGAAACCGAAGACGGCGTAGTCTGATTGCCATAAGAAGTGACGGCGCATTGGGCGGCTACCGACGTTGGGTCAGGCATCGTTATCGAAATATTTCCTATGTCTTTAAGCATCTCCAAAAGGCTCAAACTCTGCACGGTTCTTTGAGCGGACTGAATGTTTTTGATATTCTGGAGCGCATCCATTATCTGTGAAGAGATGTCTGCTTCGGTAATGGTCACCCCAAACTTCTTACCAATGTAACTCCGAATAGCACAAGTGAACTGAGGATAAAACGGACACGTAGAGGTGAGAACGAACTTCAACACCTTCTGCACCAACTTGTTCGTATCCCAAACTCGCTGCATGGTGCCATACGGAGATATCACAAAGTCATTAAGCTGCCCCGTAGCCGAGCATCGGAGGCAATAATCTTGAAGGGTGATATAACTCACCTCAATCAGGGGAACATACCACCTCACCGGCTTGATGAACACTATTTTGTAAAACTGAGCGCTGGTGTTCAGCCGGTTCTCATCCGGGAGAATCTGATAAGCATAGGGATTGTTAGCTCCCGGCGTTGGAGAAGCCAACTCCCCGCTTATGTAAAGTTGTACGACCTCCTGACCGTTAATCGGAGCACGCATGTTCAAAGCCGGATTTGACGCTAAGTGCAACGTCATAAAATCTGTAGTATCAATTACATACCTCTCCCCGTAAATCGTATGAGGACATGCTTGGAGACCGGTATTGAAGTCATAACTCATGATGTCGAACCCGTTGTTGGTGTTATAACCCCCCTATCCACGATATTGATGGGAGTGGTGGGCTGACTATGATTGGCCTGCTCCAACTCCCACTGAGTCATGTCATCGGCTTGATTAA